TTGAGGAAGCCGGGCGCGACGACAGCAAGGAAAACCGGACCTGGGCGCGCAATTGGTTGAACAACAAATTCGGACCGCGCGGCGGCCGGAAATAACAGGAGCAGCTGATTTCAGCCCCTCCGCCACCGCTCAAGCGCCGGCAGATGAGCTTCGCTTCCAGTCACGATCTGGCTCAACGTGATCTCCACCGCACCGGCGCAGTCCCGGCATTTGAACCGGGCGCCGACATAGGGTCGATCGGGCGGGCACTTGGCGAGATCGATAACACGGTGCACGCTGCAGCGCCGGCAAAACCCCGACAGCTTGAACCCATGCCTGAGAAGGTCGCCGAATGTCTTGAGGTTGATTCCGTTGTCGGTCATGTCGCCCGATACCACGATCCGAAAACGCGAAAAAGCCCCGCCACCCTTTCGGGCAGCGGGGCTCTTTTCAATGGAACGCTTCAGGTAGATTGCAGCCAACCTGACGAGTTCGAGGCACTTTGAACAGACCGGTCAGCACCGGCGGGCAAACGCCGCGGCATGCGGCGAATTGGCTATGCGCCCGGTTTCAAGAGCGGGCCGATGTATGTCGACCGGCGAACCCCGGATGCAAATTCACACTGGAGGATAACGCGCACCTCATTGATGCGCTCGAGCAATTCGCGGCTGTCGTTGATCACCCAGGGTCCAACCACGAACCGGTCACCACTCTGGAGCAGCGGCCGGCCTTCGATCTCTGCTCCTGAGAGTTTCAATGCGGGATACGCCAGCGGCTCAAGCTCACCGTTGTACTCAGCCATGGCCAGAAGGAACACCTGGCTGCCATGAACGACCGAGCAGTCTTCCTTTTTCTCTGAAACGCCCGACACCACCAATGCATCAGGGCGAAGGGACCAGATGACATTGGTCGGTTCAGCGTAGATCCGTGAGGTGGATTCCCGCCACTGCCTGAAATCGGTCAGCACCGAGAAAAACACCATTGCGCCGATCGACAATGCAATGAACCTCAGCCCGGCACCGGAGGTTTCCATCGCCGCAGCTGTGGCGGCCGCTTTATTGCTCATGACCGTCTCCATCCTCCTTTGGGGTGCTCTGCATCATTTTCGAGTTCCAGAATGCCAGGATGTACTCGAACAGGTAGATCGCAAATGCGCCGGTCATGAATGCCGCTGAGTTTTGGTGCGCACCTTCATCGACATTGAGGAAGCCCAGCAAGCCACTGATCATCGGGAACAGCAAAGGCGTGGCAATGATCGCCGCCGTTGTGCCGACAAAGACGTGCTGAGCAAGGCGCCATGGCGAACGCCAGTCTGTAGCAGCCATAGCCGCGGCCCCGGCCAACCCGGCCGCCCAGACCAGCGCGTTGTCGCTGTTGATCATTTCCGCCAACGTCATCGGGATGCCTTCAGTAACGGTTGCTTTACCGATGATCGGGTAGTGGTCTCTGTAGCCATATCGGCCCCCTTGTAGGCTGGTGTGGTCAGGGCCGTGCGGAAGGTCGCATCTCCGCTCGGCCCGCTTACTGTGCGCGGCTCTGACGTCCGTGCTCAGCGCATTCGGCCCGGGTCCAGATCAACGCCGCGCAGATCCCAACCACTGTCCGGTCGATCTTGCGCTGATCGTTCGGGGTGAGACCTTTGGCGCCCTTCAGGTCAGTCCCGACCACGTTCCGAAGGCCCGCGACACTTGCCGGCCCCGAAGTCCCACACGAGGCCAGCATCAGAGCAGCCATCGTAATCAAGGCGAGCCGTGTCGGCGTTGTGAGCTGCTTCATTGTCCTGCCTTTCCATCTTGTTCTTGAGCGACTGCGCGCCGTCATCGCGGAGCATCTGTACGATGAAGATCACTGCGGCGCCGACGGCCACCCACTTTGCGACAGGCCACCACATCACGCGGCTGCCTCCACAGCCCGGCGTATGGCCTTGATCCGGGACACGATCAACGGTCCGGCCACCAGCGCCAGCACCGCGACACCGAGCCCCACACCGCCGATCACCGCGATTGTTTGCCAATCAGCCCCAAGCACCGCAGAGAGAGCTGTGCCGGCGGCGCCACTGATAATGGACAGCCAGCCCCCCTGCTTCGATGTCTTCTTGACTGCCTCATCGACCGATTGCGGCACGACCGGCTTTGGAACCGGAACCGGCACGTTAACGGTCTCCACATCCGCCGGGTCACCGACCATCTTGATGGCAGTGCGCCGGACATCGCCAACGCGGCTTGTCCATCCATCGCCGAAAGTTGGCCACAGCAGTCGCCCCTGCCTGTCCTTGGCGCGCTTGAGAAAGGCCAGGCGATCATCACAGAGGCGGTTGATCAGTTCGGCTGTGTCGTGCCGTCTGACTGCCTTGAGCGTTTCTGGGCCTATGCGCCCGTCCTGCTTCACCCCCACTATTCGCTGGAGGTACTTTGCCGATCGGCTCGGCCCGCTGTTGACCGCATAGTCGAACACCGCGTAGTCAAGACCGGACGGCAGCGCCGGCGCATTCACGACCGACCAGTAGTGCCGGTAATAAACCGTGGCGATCTGCTCATCAGAGATCGCGCGCAGATCAGCCTTCGTCGCGTCAGCCTTCACATAACGCCGGAAGGTCGCAATCGTGACCCCCTTCATGGTGGCGCCGCCGGGATCCTTCGGGTTGTCGGCCCAACCGCCTTCGTGCTTGAGAACGAGCGGAAGTGCACGTTGAAAATTGCGGTCCATTGTCTTCCTTTCCAGCACGACAAAGCGCCTGGAAACTATTAAGGCCAGGGCGCAGGGTGCTTGTTGATAAATGCGGGCTATTGCCCCAGCGGGTAGAAATGGCTAATTCAAAGGCTTGGGGACTTTACTTCGCTAAGCCCAAGGATGAGTGCGACAGGCACTCGCAAAGGAGATACTGGACGATGGTGCCGAGAGAAATAGCAGGTGCCGGAATGCTGTTTGCGTTCGTAATTTGCGCCATCATTCTCGGACAATGGGCCGGGCCGCCGAATTCGGGCTGCGAAGCCAGAGAAGGCGGCGTGCTTGAGTTGTTCGCTCCTGGCCTCAGCGATCGGTGCGAGCGTTAAGCCAATACCGTAAACGCCTGCAGGTTCTCTGCTTCATCAGCCAGATTGGCTACCCACTCGCAGCCTGTGGCATTCAGATGGACAACATCAGAGTAAAGCGAGTCTTTTGTGCCTTCTGAATATGTATCGAAGCGGGCATAAACATCGAATAGTCGGCAGTTTCCAGTATCGCCAGCGATTGTTCGTGCCACTGCCGCGTAGTCAGACAAAGGTCTGGCGTCACGCGCAACAGGAGGGGTGCAAAGGGTAACGTGTGCGCCTGCTGCTATCGCACGATTAACCATTGCACGAACATCATTCTCCCATTGCGTGAGATCATTTTCATAGTAAGCGTCGTTTGTACCCGCCATAATTGAAACCGCACCAGGCCGGTGCGCAAGCACATCGTTGTCAAACCGCGCCAGCATTGCCGCAGCTTGGTTACCATCAACTCCAGCATTTACGACTGTGGAAAAGTTACGGTTCGCGCCTATGAGGACCGGATATGATTCGGGCACCGACGGGCGCCAAGTGATGGAATCCCCGATAGACGCCAAGCAATTCAAATTGACGATCCCGCACCGTCTGGATCTACGCCCGCTCATCAGAACTGGAACCTGAAGCCGCGAGAGTAGATTGACAGCTGGTTGGTTGCGACACTGTTGTAAGCCTTTATCTGACCGGACCCGTCCACCACAATCGACATATCACCCGAACCTGTACCACCTGCCGTCGGCATTGAAATATTGTATCGCCCGTTAGAGAGAAGGCCCGAGAACACCCTGCCCGCTCCAGCCGCACTTGGGTTGTAGAGAAACACGTTTAGATCAGCTATGGTCCCTAGCAAGGGTGGGACATTGGCAATGACGTAGGCCGTTGCAGAAGTGACGGTTGATGCTGTGACTTCGGTGTAATCAGTTGTCCAGATGCACTTGTCACCGATTTGCGTATAAGGCTGAATGTTGCCAGACCCATCCGTTTTCACGGCCCAAATCAGCCGCTTGTGATCGTAGTTTTCCGGCATCGTTGGTGCTGATGATGACAGCGAATAGAGCACGTCGGTAACGCCGGTATCGCTGCGATGGATCAGCCAGACAAAGTACCATGTTGAAACGGCCTTCGACCCGGTGTCGAGCCCGCCAGCGCCGGTGCCAACGGCCCATGCCGCGTCCAGCTTCTTGGTGATTGTTGAAGCAAGCACCATGAGCGCCGGCGCTGCAACATCACTGGCCGCCTCGCCAGCGGCAATATCGATGTCATTGTTGGCGTCAGCACCGTTATTCCCGGTCGTCAGCCCGTAGACATGACCGCGTCGGACTGACGCGTCCACAAACGCTGTCGTCGCAATCTGCGTTGTCTTCGTGCCAATGGGCGCGGACGGTGCGGTCGGAACGCCAGTCAGCGCCGGGCTTGCCAGTGGTGCCTTGAGGTCGAGCCCGGAGATTGCCTGGGCTGGGCTGATGCACCGCACCTGCGCGGAACCTGCAAGGCTCATTTTTGTCGTGCCGGCCGTCCCTGATATGCGTGATGAAAGCACAGTGTCACGGCTCAAGGTCGTCTCCGACCCTCCGATTGTGCCAATCCCGATCTCGACGTCGCCGCCCTCATTGAGCATGTAATAGACTTGATCGGTGTCGACCGCACCCTGCTCGGCAAATGAAAAGAAATTGGTGTCCAGAACAGAACCAAACGTGATGGTTCCCGTGCCGGTCGTGGCAGTGGTGACAGCCACGCGATCAAAATATTCCATGTCCGTATTTCCTGTTTTAGGAGGCGATAGCGAGTTTCTTCAGTGTTCGCGAACGCGCAATGATTTCATCTTCAGGAGCGCCCGCTATGAGTTCAGCAGATGCCTCTGTCGTGTTGGCGCCAGAAGCCACCACGACGTTACGCGTAAACATGAGGATTTCTGTCCCACGCTGGAACAGCGCAATCGGCCCCTCTTCGCCAATAGCCCCCTCGGCTATGGCTGTGCCAACTTCAAAACTCACTGTGTCGATATCGATGATCAGCGCACCGCTCGCGCCTGAATCCGAGGAAGGTTCAAGTTCAATATATGTGAGCTGCTCTGTAATCTGTAGCCCGGTCCCCACCGGGTCCATCATAGCTGTTAGCTCGGCAACAGTTGCTGCCTCACCGATTGACGCTCCACTCAGGAGCACATCCTCTCCAGCGACGACAGTGAGTTCAGACGGCGCCTCGATGACGATGACGCCGATCTGTTGCGCGAACTCTGCAATTCCGAACTCCGCGACTGCACCAAAGCCCAGCATGACCGTTAAGCCGGGGTGTAATTGAGATTGTAAAGGCCATTCGGGATGTTGATCTTGAACGGAGTGCCGTCACCCGCCCGCCAGGATTCGCCATAGTCCGTGTGCTTCAGCACCCGGCCCGTGAGGCAATCATAATAGACATGGCCAAAGGCGTAGCCGATCTGCCCGCCGCTTGCCGTCACCGACACGTCGTCGGCGTCGATCAGGGCATCGTTGGTCGTGATCGTAGAAACCGACACGCTTGACAGCGCCTCGCCGCCCGGCGCCCAGCCATTCCCCGAGACCTCGTATGACCCGATGTGGAAAGCTGTGTGGACCCCGGACTGCGCACCTGATGTGTCAATAGCCGCCCCGCCTGATGTCGCAGCAAGTTCGAATGTGTTGGTGCCAGAGTTGACGACAAAATAAACCCCACCCGCTGTGAACCCGGTTGGAAGCTCACCAGTGGTGGTAAGCAAAACCATGGCTCCGTCCGACATGCCGTGGGCGGTCCATGTCACCACGCCGGGCGTGGCGATAGTCATGGTCACAGCGCTGTTCCCGGCCGTGCCGTTTGTCATCTCGTCAATCGTGCTATGCGTGGCGACATAGTCTCCGGCGTCAGCGAGAAGCGCGACCTTGAGCGACATTTGGTCGATGCCCCTTGATGCGAGATAGGCGGTTGTCGTGTTGTAGGCTCGTGTCACCTGGGCCATGGGTCGTCTCCTATTATCGGCTGCCGGCGAGTGTCATACTTACGCCGGAAAGAGTTGCATCTCGCGGCGATGGCGCGATGACCCGCAGCACATCGCCATCGTTAAGTGTCGTTTGCCCGGAAAATGCGATGCCTCCATCTGTTTCGATGGTCAATGTAGCGAATTGAACGCTGTTTTTCGTGAACGAATACACAGCCGCAACCGTCGGGTTGGTGTCTATGACCACGCGAGATCCGGACATATCTGTCCCAAATGAGACAGTGTTGGTGAGCCTGTGTTTCATCAACACCTCGCCAGCCCCCGGCTTGCCAGGATCATCGATCAGGATGTCATAGGAATCCCCCAACCCGTCAGCACCGGATGGCCCGGTATCCCCCGTCTCGCCCTTGATGGTAATTGCATCCGTCCACACGCCCGCAACAGCAGTGTCCCGAACGTAAAGGACCGGAGCCCCGCCGGAGAGAAGCGCGAACTTGAAGCCCTCTGCTTCGCCGTCAAACGCATCGCGGTCCGCAAGCACGGTCCCGAATGCGTCGTAGTCGAAGTAAAACTGACCATCGAGCTTGTCGACCAGATCGGCCAGCTTGTCTTGAGCGTTGACCAGCCGCGCTGCCGAAGCCGTGGATCGCACAATAATGTATGTCGCATCTGAGGTAGTGGTCCCGGGCCATGCTTCTTCCATAGTCGCCGCAGTGTCACTTTCCACACTGGCGATAACACCCACCACGCCGTCGACAATCAAAAGCCCCCCAGCGCAGGCCCTGACGCTGAACAGCGTCGTGTCCCCTGTCAGGGCCGCACTCCCGTTTTCGATGCTGATCGTTCCGGTCTTCTCAGTCGTATATGCTGTCATGGGGGTGTCCTACGGTGCGATGAAGACGGCATAGGTGATTGTCAGGGTTGAGGCGTATTCATTGTAGAGCGAGCAGGCCCCCGTCGCGGGATTGACCCGCATGAAGAAGCTGCCCTTGGCAAATCCCGGCGTCGGTGACACCGGCAATATTCCTTCAGCGGATTTGAGCACCACAAACGGGCATTTGCCTATCATGGCGCTTGCTGTGAAGCCGGTGCTCGCGCCGACGCCGAGGACCACAGTTCCCTTCGCTATCGGGATCAGCGTGGTAAACGATTCGTGCATTGAGAAATGACTGAGATCCGAACTCGAAACATCATAGCCGGGCTTCGTCACGCGGGCGACGAACTGAGAGCCGTTGTTGCCAAAGAGAACGCGATCACTCATGTCGTCGGCCTCTTGAAAACAGTATAGTAGAGGTCGCCCTGGCGGGCTTCTCCACCATGATCACCGTAGGCCGATATTGGTTTGGTCGTGCCGATCAGCTTGAAGCTGCTCGTTGACGGGATCATGGCAACAGGCAGATTTATGATGCCAGTCCCGAGCGCAATATTGACCTTGTTGGTGTGTCTTCCCGGGAAATCCATCGTAGCGCTGAAGTCATCGCTGGTGATCCCCCATTCGATGTGCGGCACGTAAGCCAGAGCTGGAAAACTGATGACCAGCTCGGGATAACTGGCATAGGCGCCGGCCGGCTTGATGCAACGGTGCACCGAAGGCGTGTTGAACTGCTGCCACTGGAAAATGTCGGTGACGATTCCCGATTGATGAATATTCATTGTCTCGAGAGAACCATCAAACAGGTATGGTCCACCATCAGTCAACACATCCTTTCCAGGGGTGCTGACCCGCATGCCCCAGGACTGCGCCGGATCGATGATTGTACGCACGGTCATAGGTTGATCGCCAGCCAATGGTATTCTATCGCGGAATAGGCATCGCTTCGGTAGATCCTGACTGTAGTGTTGCTCAGAAATCTATGCGCTGTGGGGCTAGGGTCATCGCGGTCATATAGCATTTCTACCCCCGTAAAAACCATCGTGTTGGGGCGGTCTGTGTGTTCGCGAAAGTTGTACTCGGTCCCGACATCCGCATAATAAGGCCTGGCCTTAGTCCTGATCAGAAGTGCGGGCTGAAACCCATAATCAGGGATCGAGAAATCCCGGTAGGTCGACACTTCGTATGGATACGTCCACACGCCAGAGCCCAACACCTGCAAACCGAATAGCCACTCGCTGTCGAATATCTTGCTGGTGTCGGCCAGTGACGGATTACTGGCATCATGTCCGGGCTTGGAAATCACTACGTTGTCAGCATCAAACGCCACGCGCCAGGTCATATGATACTCAATCCGAAAATAGAAGGCGGGCGTTGTTCAAGTCGAGCAGCACCTTGCCGTTGGAGCTGGTCAACGTGCCGGCAGTGATGGCTCCGATATTGGCAAGCGCCAGCTTGAGAACACCGCCCTCGAAAACCATTGGGAACGTCTGGGAGTTGGCTCCATCCGAGACGATGAATTGGTCGACCTTGAAAACCTTGCGGGATTTCAACACGCCTCCATCGAGATAGACCTCAAGGATCTCGCCGGCCTCTAGGTAAGCCCCGCCCGTTGTTGCCCGAACAAACTGCGTGATAGCCGTTTGGACGGCGCCTGCACCTGCGGAAGCCGTTATCTTGAAAAGCCCTGAGGCAGTGGCGTCATTCGCTTTCGCCTGGACGAGAGTGATGTCGTCAGCCAACGCAGAATCAGCATCCGCCCGAGCCACTGATTCATTGATGACAGCGGCCGAGTTGGCATCGGCTATGGCTTGCACCGCAACCAGGTTAGAGGCCAATGCTTCGTCACCCGAAACACGCGCCTCTTGCTCGGTGATGATGGAAGCCGAAAGAGCGCCCTGCTCCCTCCGGATCACCCGTCGATCAAGGAACCGTTCTGCGGTGTCAGCCGAAGCGTTGCCGGACGAAAGATCAACTTTGGCTTCAAGATCATCCATCTGAACCCGAAGCTTCTCAAAGAGCTCGTATACATCGGTCCGCACCTGTCCCAGCCCCACCGTGACATCGCTCGATGGAGGGTTTGAAGTCGTGACATCAACCCATGCAGAAGCGACTACGGTCCTGGCCGGGTCTGTGCGCAATATATGGCGCACCTCATAGGTCGTGTTTCGGACGACCCCCTCGCTCAGGATCGCGATTGTCCGGTCTCGACTTACAATCTTTTCAAAGAACGTAGTCGGGTCAGCCTTTACCCTCCATTGCAGGACTGCGCCCGAAACAGTCGGATCGGTTGGAGCGGACCAGGAGACGCGAATGATAGGATATGCCTGGCTGTCAGAACCGACGCCTGTTGCAGCTATGACCGAGAAATCCTGGAGTTCATTGGCATATACCGGAGTGGCTGGGCCAAGAGGAATGTCGGGAACCGTGATACCCACGCCGTCATATATGTCGCCATTGCGCTCCTGCAGCGACAGCGCCACGTTACGCGGCCCATCATCACTGTCAGCCATGATCTGCATGTCGGTCACCATGAAGGTTCGCGAACCGTACCGGGCAGAGTTCCACAGGATCCAATCGCCGACTTCAAGAGACTGCCAACGCGGGCGAACAGTGACCCCCGCCGCAGCTTCGAACCGGTTTTCAGAATAATAGATTGCGGCAAGCTGGCCGGCCTGTTTCGGATACGGGACCGTGTTGAAATTCATCAACACGTCGCGCGTGCGACGGTCTATCGAGACAACGCCCGCATCCCTGGCAGTGGTGTAGCTTGTTGACGACCACAAATTATCCGGGTTCGGGAAGGTGCCCGACACCGAGTTGACCAGTTCATCCATCGCCCTGCGGCGCTGGTACGATACCGGCTGGCCGACAATCAGATCATTATCCGTAAGCGTGGCAACGGTTGACTGGTCGGTGCCCACGATCATGGAAATCTCACCGACGCTCGTTACCAGAATGCCACCGCACGACATCAGCAAAGCTTCGATATTATCCCCGTGCTGAGCCGCACAGTCGAACCCGATCGAGCACCGATAACGGGCAGCAAGGTCAACCGTTTCATCGCAAATATTCGCGGCTGTCGCGATCTTTGTTATGGGAAGGTCGGACTCGCTGACCTCCATGCCGCAGAACACGTCACCATTGACCGAGAACCCGCGATGATAGGCATAAAACATCAGTGCCGGATTTTCCGAGAACTCCCATGTTGATACATCATTCCACCGATGCCCACCGGAGCCGCCAACAGTGGTGTCAAGCCGCGGGTCGTAAAGCGGCGCACCCTTGCATTCGAACAAGAATGTGGGCGGCTGCGTCAGCTTCTCCTGATCGTATTCCATAGTGACAACGACATAGGCCATGCCCACACCGATGTGAGCCGCCGTCCATCGGCCTGTAGGGTTTGATCCGGATACCAGCCCCGCATCCGCGGAGGCCTGCGTGCCGTCATAGATCCTGACCCAGATCTTGTTCGCGTATTCACCCGAGGTAATGACGTGTCCCTTGGTACCGTCAAAAGCACCGCGCGTTGCCAGCTCACCGTCGATCCAGATTTTGTCAAGCGATGTGATGAAAAAGTCGGAAAGGACAAACTGCTGCTGCAGAGTGCCGTTTGCCGTGCCGTAGGCGTTGGCGTAGTTGAAATGCCCCGCCACGCAGAACCTGCCGCACATGACCTTCCGCGAAACACCCTCACCATATTGAAGGTCAAGATCGACACCAGACGGCGCGTCCGTTGATGCCGGGTTGCTTTTTTTCGTAAACGCTTTTTGGATCGCGGATGCCGCGAGATTAAGCCCGATCGACAGGACGGCCTTGCCGAAGAACCCAAGCCCGCCCAGTGCACCGGTCAGCGGGGCAATAAACGAGCCGACAGCCGCAGCAGCAACCCCAATGCCGGCGATTATGGCTGAAATAAATGGCATGGATCAGGAAACCTTGAACGCGCGGATCAGCGATGTCACGGGATGGAACTCGAGCTGCGACGTGCCGTCATCGTAAAGCGTCTTCACCGCCACCCCGGTCGAAGTTACAACGCCGCAGCTTTCAACGCCGCCGCGTTCAATCACGCCGAGATCGCCACGCTGCGCCATCAACACCGGGCAACCAGGCAAGTGCGCCGCCAATGCCTCACCTACAGTCGTGAACCCATGCTTCGCAAAGAGCTTGTAGCCGCCGGCTTCGGATTTGTAACGGCGCAGCTGCGGCGCAAGCACTTCTCCCGTCACAGCCTCATGGGCGTCTGTGGCGAGCGTCCAGCAGTCGGACACGCCCCATTGGCCCGGAATGCCGCGATGGCGTTCCACGACCTGCTTGAGGCGCTTCTCCCAGCCTTCAATCCTCATGTCTTGCCCCATTTGATCAGTTGCCGCCCGGTGAGTGACGCATGCTCAAAGAAAAGATCGCCAGACGACCGGCGCTGCTGGTCTTCCTGGCTGCGGATCCGGCCATTGGTTCGACTATAGTCAATCGCCCGGTTTTCGCAGTCGACTGTCATGAAGAACCCGGCATCCGGATCATCGTTATGGACGATCGCATTGATGTAGCCGCGCTCCATGATGATCGGGTCGCCAAGCACGGCGCCGGTATCTGGATGACGATGAAGGTCGTAGATGGTCACCGGCCGGTCGCGGTAATCGTAGTCTTCGATATTCAGCAACACATCCGGCGTGATGCCGTTGTCCGGGCTCTCCGAAAAACGAAGTGAAAAACCCGAAGCCGAAGTGCCGGACCCGCGCGACAAGCTGGAAACTTCGATCAACCCATCCAGCATGGCCTTGTAAGTCACGCCGCCATAGACGTAGTCCGAAGACTGGCGGATGAACCCATAGGAGCCCTCGCCAAGGTCAAACCGGATCATGCCCGCATATCGGACCCGGCCTTCATCGAGCAGATTGAGCAGAGCAGTCGGATAGGTTCGCATCAACGGCTTTCCTGAAGGGTGAAGCGGCAGGTATAGAGGCCACTTCCCAACACCGAAAAGGAACCGGGCACAAGCCGCGTCAAGAGCGCTGGGTATGCAAAGACAACCGCCGCCCCAACGCCAATATCATCGGGCGGAGGAGGCTCCACGGTTATCGTCCGCGAAGTTCCGGAGCCTGTGATCTCGGTCACGCGACACAAGTGGTAATGAGTATTCACTAGCGAAATGGGGTCACCGGGAACCAGCGAAAGGCTGGTTGACACGCCACTGACTGCAATGATGTTTCCATCCGTCACCCCTGCAACGAGTCCGTCGTCAAGAGCCGGCGCCGTGTCGCCAATGTGGTTTCTGGGAAAGCAGCGATGCGGATTCTTGAACAGCACGCGTTTCGTTCCGCCACGCAGGGACATCGCCCAGGCTTCAACTTCGTCCCTTGCACTGATGCGAAGCGGCTTTGTCTCCAGCTCGACGGTCCAGAATGGATCATGCACCTGGCTGTGGTTCACCATCTTGTTTCCGGATCGGGATGCCTTCACACCTGAAACTTGGCGCAGACCGCACACCGTGTAGCCGACGGCTGGGATCTCACGTGGAAAGGTGATCGCCATCATAGAACCCTTCGCCGTTGCGCTTCAGTGACGGTGTCAATAACCAGGCCGGGTAGGCTGGACTTTAGTCCCTGTATTTCTCGCTCCACGCGGGCAAGACCGGCGGCGTCCGCCCCTGTTGCGTCAATCTTGATCGGCATCGAGATTGAGAACCCTCCGTTTTTGACCGATCCACCCTTCGGAATGACGACTTCGCCCTTTTGAAGGATCGCGGGGACTTCTCCCGGCTGCAGGCCAGCAACGCCGCCCTGGTGGTAACGCTTTGCGCCGGAGAACACCGTTGGCGATACAACGCGCCCGTGGCCGTAGCCATCCGATCCCGCAACCCCACCGGAATGCAAAATGCCGGGGATAAGAAGCCCGCCAAGCAGACCCCCGCTACGACCGCCACCGAGCAACCCTCCGATGCCGCCGCCGTCAAAAATACTGTTTAAAGCGATATCGATCAGCTTGTCCGCGACCTTGTTTAACGCCCCGGCCAGTGCTTCGGATGCTGATTTACCCTGACGAAGATCAGAGATAAATCCTGACATAACGTCCTTGCCGAGCGACTTCATTTCTTCGGCAGATTCGCGGGCCTTGTCCTGACTTTCTGCCAGCCTCTCAGCGTCAACCGAAGCCTGCGCATAGGATGTGGCAAGTTCATTGATCGACGCGGACAATTGAGGGGTTATCTGCAACCCGGCCTTTTTCGCGGCGGTTTCCAACTCTTGAGCGGCGAGGGCCTTTTCCATTGCGAAGCCGTAATCATCGACCAGCGGATTTAGCCCAGACATGACCTGCATTTCGACTTGCAGGGCGGCGGTGCGCTCCTTGATCTGCTCGACTTCGCGGGCGAAATCATTTTGCCTGGAGCCGCCTCCACCCTTCTTTTTCGAAGACGCGGGCAGCGCGTAATCATCAAGCGACACTGTCTTGACAGCCGCCGCCCGCTTGAGCCTTCCTGTTGTCGGTGTGCGCTTGTCTTCCGGGAAGTTGAAGGCATCATGCAGGCGTTTTTCGGCATATGCTTCTTGAGCGCCGGCAGCAGTGCTGGAGCCAGGAGAACGCCCCATCATCGCATCGGACATCACCTGCCCGGCGATTTTGGCCGCGCCAAGGAGTGCGGGGAGTTCCGTCAATTTCTCGATAAGGTTTGCGGTCGCGTTAACGCCCGCAGTCACAGTTCCAATGAACTCTGCTATCGGGCCAGCATTAAATTGAGCGAAAGCGTTTCCTGCGCTTTCAATGTAGTCAGCAATCGCTTCAAGCACACCGCCAAGGGCCCGGCTTGCTCCTGTCGCATCATCGAACTTGCCAGCGGTATCGATCAGGACGTTTTGCAGACGTGTGAACTGCTGCGAGACAGTAAGCTCTGCCCCGGCCACCTTCTGTTCAAGGATGACAGAACCAGCTTCGAAGGCACGGAAGAACGCTTCCGAAGATACCTTGCCGTCAACGACAAGCTGGCGAAGCTTGGCGACAGAACCGCCCGCCTCATCAAGACCAGCCGCCGCCGCCTGCGCGATAGGCTGTGCGCCTTCCATGATGCTGTTGAATTCTTCTGCCCGGACAATGCCGGAACCGAGAGCCTGAGAAAGCTGCAAGAGAGCGCCGGAAGATTCAGCTGCCGACTTGCCAGAGACACGAAGCGCAACCGCAACCCGATCTGTAAAGCCGATCATTTCCTCTTGGGAAACGCCAAGTTCCTTTTGGACCAGAGAGGCGCGGCCAAACAAAGTGACAAGGGCTTCCAGCGGAGCCGCGTTCTTTTGCGCAGACTGGAAAAGCTTGCCATAAACAGCCGTCAGGTTCTCACCCTCAAGCCCGGCCACCTTCAGCGCGTTTTCAATGCGCGTGGCGCTGTCGAGAAGCCGTTGCGCCCCCCTTGCCGCAGCCGCCGCGGCGAACGCCTTGACCATCACCCCTTGCAGAGCATTGAACGAACCGCCGACGCTTTTGTTCATCCTGGCAAAGCGGTTTTCGATCTTGCGCGAATTCCGGTCTGCCGAGTTGTAAGCCGCCTTCATCTGCTTCTCGAACTTGGCTTGCGTGGCCTCAAGGCGAAGCAATAGCGTTTCAACTTCTGTCGCCATCAATCATCCTCGATTCCGAGTTCTGCCAGGAGTTCCTTGGATGGCTCCGAGCCTTTTTTCTTCTTGGTGCCGTTGGCGACTTGGAACCCGTCAACGCAAGCCATGAATTCCCAAATGGTCATTTGATCCACTTGGCGAGGCGTAAAGCCTAGAGCTGCGCCGGTTCCGTAGAAGGTTGAGAACTTCCATCGTCCCCGCGGGAGTGGCTCGGCGCTTCCGCCCCCGCTATCGTCTCCCCCACCGGGTCATCCTCCGGGGCGTCGTAGAGGCGAGACATCAGGATTGCAGCGGCAAGGGTTGCCGATTGTGCGAGGGGCTTTTCTTCGACGTGAAGCTCGACAAGCTTTGACGCTTCCTTGCGATCCATGCCGCCGCCCATGAGGGCAAGACGGATGGTTTCGGTCACGTCTTCAATGCGCCATTGACTGGTTGAAAGACGCTGAAGAACGAACCCCGGCCCCGCGTCACACCGATCTTGCAAGGCCCGAAGTTGACCTATCGGCAGGGCAAAATCATGCTCGCCGCCCTGCCACGTCAATGTGACCTTCATTATTTGGCGGTCCGTGTCGGTACGCCGTCGAAGCGGATTTCGATTTCAGACGAAACCTTCTGGCCCTTGGTGCGCGAGTTGTTGAGTGTGGCCAAGATCGCCGGGCCACTTTCAACCGTTGTATCTCCGGTAACCCCGTCATTTGTGGCCTTGAGGTTGCGGAGGCGCGCAACCTTTGTCGCGCCAGAATACCACCAATCCATCATGTTTTCATGGCTGGACAGCGCCCAAACGCCAGACCCCGATGCAGACACCGTTTGCGAACGCACAGCGATCTCAATCGACAGCGGAACGCTTTCGTCGTTGCAATCCCCTGGGACTTCGGTTTCATCAATGTTGGATGTCCGATTGATGGAAACATCAGTCAATCCGCACATCGCGACGTATGTGCCAGATTCCGCGGTGAATTCCACCTCAAGAACCAGTTCTTCGTATTTTGCTGTTTGTGGAGCAGCCATGATCTATTCTCCGAATTAGGGCAAAGCCCGTTAGGGTTTCGGGCTTGCGCCCCGGTTTCCGGCTTCACGCCGTTTCTTTTGCGGGGCTTCCGGCTCTCGGGCCGCTCCCGCCTTGATAGCCGCATCACGCACCGCTCGGGTGACTTCCTGCGGCTGGTCAGATGGTTGGTATGTCTGGCAAACGGCCTTCAAAGGCCGGAAGTCGAAATCGAACGACTTCTCGAAAATGACCCACGCCATTACGGTTCCTCGACTGTTGACTGGACGCTCATGACGCCGTGACTTGTCAGCCCGTCCGGATCTCGAAAGAACCTGGTGGAAAGGACGCGCATTTCGACAAGTGCGTTCTCAGTAAGCTCGCCTTCGTATTGGTGCAGAGCCTTGCGCACCGCGTCGGTGAGTTTCTTGACCTCAAGAAACCCACCGCCATATCGTGACCAACAATCTATCTGCATGGTCTCGACAAGGCCGGTGATGCACTCCGCGTCATCCTCGATCTGGTCAGACGGGCCGAACGACACGTAAGGAAACTCGACGCCCTCTTTCGGGTTGTCATAGATCCGGTCGCCACAGATCGCATGGACGCCAGCATCAGCAACAAGCCGCGCATAGATGAGCTTTTGCAGTTCAACCGAAACACTCATGCAGCGCCCGCCTTGATTGCTTTTTTCATTTCACGAGTAACGCGGGATTTTGTGCGGCGCTTGAGCTGGCGATAGGACGGATAGAAGTATGGATTTGGCGCCATGTTCTGAGTGCCGAACTCCTGCCACCGCGCATAAAACGCATCATCATTTCCAGCGTATATCGTGATCCGCTCCCCGCCTTCAGTCCTCGTTGAGGTTGCCAAGACCATTGCACCAGCGGGGGCATCGCCCCACGTCCATCCGATGCTGTCTCGCAATGCACCGCTATCAACGGGAACCCGCGACTTCATCAGTGCGACAATCTCGTCAGCGCCCTTGGCAAGAGCCCTTCGTGTTGCCTCGCGCACCTTCGCGGGGATCGTCATGGTAAGCTTGCGCTTGAGGCTCGGGAGGCCGATCACCATTTGACGCCCTCCCGCTGATTACGTGGCAACGCCGCTTTCCGCCGTGATTTCGAGAAAGGCCCGGTCGTCACTTTCGATGATCGCACGGAGGTTGAAAATCTCGCCGGTGCGCGCATCGACGCCACGCCAGTCTGTCGTGACCCGCCTGGCTTGAGTGGAAGCCCGAACGCGGATCACCGTTGGCTGCGTCCCGCTCAAACGCGACGCTAAAACCGTCTCACCACCACGCAACCGCATATAGCCAGCAGCGACGGTGAACTGAGCAGCCCAACCGCGCACAGTTCCCCCTGCCCCGTCCGCCGTATCGACGGGGCTCTCGAAGGCAATACGCTTGTCAAGCTTGCCAGCGCTCATCAGGCCGGAACTTGCGCGCCGCTGTTCTGGATATTCACGTCAATGATTGCAGCCGTGGTGGCAATGCCGATCTGGCTGACGTAATCATTGGTCGCAAAGTCGCCCACCGGGATGATCGAACCGGCAGTGCCGCCCGCAAAATAGGCACTACCCACAACGACAGTCGCGCCAATGGTAATCGGGCCCTGCTTGAGAATGCGAAGCGGCTGGCCATCAGAAGCACCATTCAGGGCAATGCCGCGAACAACACGAACCTCGGCCGTTGCCGAGTTGCAGTCCGCCAGACCGTACTTGCCGGTCGCTCCCGCCTGATAGACGACTTGGCCCGCCGTAATGGTAGCCCCGGCGGTCCCGTTCTCGGTAATTGCGCCAGTGCCGGCGATGACGTTGGCAGCAGTGATCGAAAGTGCAGTCATGACTTGTCTCCTGATGTGGTTTTATCGCCGGGTCAGACACCGGTCCGGTTGAGGGGAGAGAGAATGCGGCGAACCCCGAGCGGCAGATCGGCTGCCATCTCTGCGGATCCCACGGATTCCCGATGCATGTACCAGTTCGCAACCAGCATCTTGATGGCAGTTGCAATTGCCGCCGGCGCCGAACCCTCGCCGGCAAGATATGTCACCGAGACCGCATCGCGGCGGCAATAAGTTGATGGCCAGGACAAATCCCGGTCAATCTCGAGGAAACAGCCACGCTCGTCAGTCATCAGCGTGTAATTGGCCGACTGCAGGGTCTGCTCGGCATTGTCCGCGTCGAAATACTTGACCGATTCAACAGACGAGACAGGGAACATCGGCAACCGCAGCACCCGGGAAAAACCTCCGAAATCCTGCCGCCAGGTCTGCGTCATGATGGCCCGGCCCAGGCACCCTGACCATCCGTCGAGATGTCCCGTTGCCGCCGCAATCAGCGCCTCCAGCAGATCGTCATCATCGTCATGGTCGACCCGGCACCATGCCTTTGCTTCCACGATAGAAACCGGCAAGTCTGTCGGCGCCGTTACCAGAACCGGGGCCAGCATCTACTTGCCATCCCCGCCCTTGGCTTTTTTCTCACCAACAGCGCTAGCCCATTTGTTGGCCACCGCCACCTCCGCCAATGCGCCCTCGATTGTCTCGCCCGGCTCAACCTGCCGGGATACAGCTTCGCCGTCAGGACGGCCGGGGAATTGCGTCTTCACAATCGCCTTCATCATCATCTCCCTTGCTTCACATCTCCGGCTATGAGCCGGTTCGGATGTCTGGAATGGTTGTAACGCGCCTCGATGTCTTCGGCGGTCGGTGGCGCACGCTCGGCAAAGGCGACCGCAAGACTGCCGTCATCGCGTGTCGACAGAGACACATCGACACAGTCATATCCGTAAAGCAGCTCATCCTCCGGCGCGCAGGCGTCCATGAGTGAACTCGTTTCGGGAATGGTGATCTCGATGCCACGGGCCGCGGCAATTCCAAGCCAGAATTCACAGCATGCCCGACCGCGTTCGGCACTGTGTGAGTTCTGAAGCGTGTAATCGAGACCGAACAGGGAGATACGGCTGGCGCCAATGTGGATTGCATAGGCTATTGCATAGGCCGCTGTCGAATTGAAATAGGGAGCGCCGCCATTGCCGTCATGACCGGCATTGAGCACTTCCTCGAGCGGGAACTCCACGAGCCCCGGATAACCTTTGCGCAACCTGGATGTGTAGATCGGACCCGGGTGCGTCTTCAGCCATTTGACCATTGCCGCGATGTTTCCATCAGGCCGCGCAGCTGCTCTGGCTTCCTGCACCGCAAGATCATCCATGTGGAAAATCCGGTCGCAGGCAAACACGTCGCCTGCCGCATTGATGCTCCACACCTCGTCGCAATAGGCGCTGCGGCCACCCAGCCGCTTGGCAACCTCCATGAAGGTTCCAAGCGACTCGCCAAGACCCAGAATGGCGACATGGTCGGGACCGCGCGCGGGGGTTGCCCGCGCGCGGCTCTTTCGTTTGGCCGGCATCAGGTCACCGGCGCGATCGCTGGGTTTCCGAGGAGAGCCTCAGCCGACACGGTGCCGGTCGCATGGCCGGTGCCGTAGAGCCGCAGCCGCAGATAGCGCTTGTTGCCGCGATAACCGATCTTGCTGGAACCGGCCGCCGTCAGCGCGATGGCGGCTTCGGAACCGATCAGGTCCGCATCCGCAACCGATGTGAACGTGTCGCCGGTCGCATTCGCCTCATAGACCACCGGCGTGATCGTATCGGCCACCGTTGCCGATGTGCCGTAGGAATACACAAACTCGGCGGACTCGTAGCCTCGGCGGTCGATGATCGCCGAAAGCTTGCCACCGGCGATGCCGCTGGTTCCAACCGCAGCCGGCGTGATGGCGGGCAGCACCTTGATATTCGAGTGCATGTCTTTCATGGGAATAACCCTCTTGTCGAAGAAAATGAACGGACGCTCCGCGTCCGGCGAGAGCCCGGCGTGGTCCGCCGGGCCTGTCAGTCGGTCAGGCCGCGCACTTGAGGAGCTTGATCGCCTCGAAGTTCTGCACGCCGCCACCCACGCGCTTGGTGGTGTAGAAATGCACATAGGGCTTGTTGGTGAACGGATCGCGGAGCACCCGGATGCCCATGCGGTCGACCACCAGATAACCACGGTTGAAATCACCGAAGGCGACAGGGAACGCATTGGCGCCGACATCCGACATGTTGTCATCATCGGTGATCGGATAACCCAGCAGTGTTGCCGGCTGGCCCAGCTGCGCCGACGGCTGCCACAGTGGAACTTCGGTGTCGCCGAGGGTATCCAGCTTCCGGATCTTGCCCTGCAGCGTGCGGTTCATCAGAAACCGGGCATTGGTGCGATAGCCCTGCTTGATCGAATACACCAGGTCGATCAATGCCTTCAAACCGTTGTGGGTTGCGTCATTGATATCTGCGGCAACCCCGGTGGTGACAAATCCAAGCTTGCCCCAGGTGTGGCTCGCATTGGCAACCGTGTCGTACTGCAGAATACCGCGCGGCTTGTTGACTCCGTTGCCGGAAATGAAGGCAGCACCCTCCATCTCGGCAAATGTGATCGAGACCTCATCCGCCAGCCAGGCGCCCACATCGATCGCTGCATCATCGAGCATCGACTGCGTTGCCGCCGGATTGGCGTAGACTTCCATTGCCGGAAACTCGAGCACGGACAGGGTCGGCGTTGACGTTTCGGAGCGTGACTCGGTTTCACCGACCCAGCCGCCGGTTGCGCCGCCCTGGTTCACGGGCTTCTTGTAAAGGCTGGAGGAAATCGTCATCACGCGCGAGATCGACCGCATTGCCGAAACCGTACCCAGCACCCGGTCGATCTGCGTCTCCATCTGCTCCGGAACGACATAGCCGCCATCCGGATCGGAATCGGTGCGCAGCGATGCTTGTGCCGCAAGTTCCGACAGCCCGTCTTCTTTGCCTTTGCGGAAAAACTGGTTGAAGGCCTTGTTGTAGGCCCGCTTTTCAGCGCTCAGCTCATCGCCACCACCGCCGCCGGTTCTCAGCGCCGCCATCATCATGTTGGTTTCGTCGATCGCCGCCTGCAGCTTGGTGACCTCATCGTTGATACGATCAACCTTTTCGGCCTGCACCACGTCGGCGAATTTCGCGTTGATGCCGTCAAGCTCAGCTTTCCGCTCAGCCTTGAATTCGGCAAAGGTCTTCTGCAGCTCACTGAGAACTGCGGTTGCATTTCCTGCGTCGGCACGCGCCGACATGATCCCGCGGGCACGGGAATTTAGAGCCACGTTCATGACTTTCTCCTAGTGTGTCTTGATTGTTTCAATCAGCTGCCGCACGGCAGCCAGGTCAAGGCCAGCGTCTTGCGTGACCGTCGGGGCAGCGTCGTGCGTGCCCCCAGTTAGTTCATTGAGCAAACGCCTGCGCTCGGAGCGCGGCACGTCCTGCTTGGCCAGCAGCGATTCAATCCGCCGCTTGGCATTGACCGAGCCCGGATGCGCCTGGTTCGAAACAGCCGCCTTCAATTCCTTGTCGACGCTGTCGGCAAACCCCTTCTCGACCGCATCGGCGGGAGACAGGAAGCTTTCCGCATCCATCAGCTTTTCGATTGAAGCCCGGCTCTGGCCGGTGCGCGCTTCGTAGATATCCGCGAGCGCGGAATCGAACTGACCGAACAGCTCGGAGGCTTCGGCAAGATCATGCTGGTTGCCGACAACGAGCCCCCATGCATTGTGCACCATCATGAAGGTCCCGAGACCCATGTTGACCTCGTCGCCGGCCATCGCAATGATGGAAGCGGCCGACGCGGCAATCCCCATCACATTGACAGTCACCTTGGCGGGATGCGCCCGGAATGCGTTGTAGATCGCAATCCCCTCGAACATGTCGCCACCGGGCGAATTGATGTTGACCGTCACCGGATTGGCGCCGATCGAACGCAAGGCGGCCGATGCGCGTTTGGCCGTGAACCCGCCGCCGCTCCAGAAATCATCGCCGATCACGTCATAGATCGAGATCGTGCTGGCATCATCGGCTTCCGCCGCAAGTGGCTTCGCCGACCAGTCGGCCATCACATCCGAGGGTGCCTCCGGCTGGTAATTCTTTGGCCGCGGGAAAACCTTGGCTTCAGGAAGTGTTCGAAGGCTCATTGCCATCTCCATTCGATGTTTCGCCGGCCGTGTTCGGCGGGTCGTAGTAGACATCACCGCCCTCACGCGGGTTTTCGTCTTCCAGAGCGCGGATCTCATTGGGGCTCCACACTCCCCATTGCAAGCCCTGAACGTAGGCGCCCCACCTGGTCTTGATATCTCCCCGGATCAGCGCCGCCCGGTTGAACCGAGCGTAAACATCAGGCTCACCATCCCCGACCAGGTCACGATTGATGGTCTCTTCCCAGGTTGTCAGATCATCTTCCGAAGTGAAGGTGACAAAGCCCTGCGTCTGGCTGTCGATGCCAGTTCCCCAGCTTGTGGATTTCTCGGTATCGCCGAACATGTGCGGCGGCACCCCGAAAAACATCGAGATGTCCGTTCGCGAGAATTTCCGGCTTTCGAGCCATTGGGCATCTTCCGCCGTCATCGCGAGGGGCGAAACATCCATCCCCTCTTCCAGGATCAGCGCCTTGCCTTCGCTCTCGCCACCCGATCGATATTCATCAAGACTGGCCTGCAGGAAAACCAGTCCTTCCGGCCCAAGCTTTCCAGGGTGTTTCAGAACCGTTGAAACCCGTGCACCGTTCTTGAACGTGGTGGCGCCGTGGTTCTCCATGACCGCAGCCAGGCCGACCGTTTCCCGGGCATAGGAGATCACCGAAACCCCCACGATGCCGTCGAGAGACAAGCCGACCAGGTGCATCATCTCGCCTTGCGGCAGCACTGTGATCCCGCCATTCTTGCGGCGATAGGTATAGACCAGGGAATGATCATCGTTTTGAACGACAGTGACCCGATCCGGGTGCAGCGGAACCAGCCCGATAACCCGCCCCCTTGAGCGAACAATCATCGCATAGGCATTGCCGCGCAAAAGCAGATGCGCTTGCAGCATGCGCTTGAACTGCGACGGCGTCTGCCACCTGTTCGGGCGCCGGCGAAACAGCTTCCACAACGGGTGATCCGAGGCATCTTCGCGGGTTCGCGCGTCAACCCTTCGCTTGATATGAATTGGCATATTGGCCAGAACGCCGGATCGGATGCGAACACAGGCAAACACGACACCCTGACGCATTGCAGTTTCCGGCGTCACCGGCATTCCGGAGCCAGACATGCCCGCACCGCGCATCACGTCCTCGAGCTGATCGGGCGACGTGACAAGCGTTCCGCCACCTGACGACTGCGTTGACGCCCGCGGATCGGCGCCTGCAGTACCCTTCGCGCCAAACCACCGTTGAAGGAATCCCATGCGTTTTCCTCAGAGTGCCAGCGCGCCGCGTGTCTGGTAGACACTTGGACCTTGCGACTGCGGGTTGCGCGCCAGAAGCGCAAAAGCGTTGAAACCCGCCATCAACGGGTCGATTTTTGCGGTGCCGGACTTTTCCTTGGTGATCATCAGCGCTGATCCTCTCAGTTCGGCTTTCGCGTTTCCGACGCACCAGGTCATGAGATCGGAACCGTCATGCCAGAGCGTCCCGTCCTTGAGCTTCCGCTCGAAACCCTTGATCGTGCCCGACAGCCGGTAGCCTTGGCCGACCGCCGTCATGATTTCCGGATCAATGCCCCGGTTGGCAATTTCGTCGGTGATAGCGGCAACGCCGACCGGGTCGAGGCCGATGCCGTATTTTTCCGGAAACAGCCCCGCCACATGAACCCGCTCCATCAGATCGGCGATTTCATCGACATCCTGCGTCGGCTCATCGCAAATCGTCAGATTGCCGTCGCGGGCAAAGGCCCGAAGCCGATCGGCGATTTCCTTGCGCCGCTCCAGAACATCCGGATGCGCCCAGGCATGAAACCAGAACAGCCAATCCCGCGTCACCTTGTCCCGGCCCGCCAGCGCGAGCCCCAGAAGGTCATCAAGACCGCCGCCGTCGACACCGGCGCAGATCACATCGCAGCGGGCAATCAGCCCGTCGACCGTGATCGGCTCTGGATCAACAGCCGTTGGCCAGTATTTTGTCCCGGCCCACCGGTCTCGATGCATCGCAATCCCGATCTCGATATTGAGATGCTGGCTTGCCCAGATCGAAAGAACCTCGATGCCCTTCGCGTTAGCTTCTCTGTATTCACTCATCAGCGTTTCGATGTTGATCGAGCGGCCGAGATTTGGCAGCACCAGCGGCCAGTTCGTGGGATCTCGCCACGGCTCATCCTTGGCAGCCTGCATCTTGATCGGGAATTCATACAGCACCGGCAGAAGATCTCCCTCGACCTTGCCGTCGCGGATATCCCGCGCATATTCCAGTTCGCTCTTGAACACGCCCGTGGGCGGCTCATCCGATTGCGTCGTGATGTAGACCAGGAACCCTTCCGGGTTGGCGATGATGCCGCCGCGGATCTGGGTCAGAACCTTCTCGGCATAGGAGAACTTTCCAAGTTCATGCAGCTCGTCAATCAGCACACCCACCGGCTTGACGCCGGTCATCACCTTGTTGTCGAAGGTCTTGATCTTCAGCTTGGCGCCGTTGGTCCGGTCCACGATCGTCAGCTTGTGCTGCTGGATCTGAAACCGCTTCTGCAGAAACCCCTCGTCATCCGCCTCGATCATTCCCGCGGCCTGGCTGAACGCCAGCTCTGCGGTTTGCTGTGTCGGCCCCACCAGCAGAAACTCGCCGCGCGGTCTCCGGTTGAGCAACAGCGCCACCAGCATGATCGAAGCACCTTTGGTCGTCTTGGCGTTTTTCTTCGGCACCAGCTCGAAGAACTTCCGGATCGAGCGGCCGATGATCTTGCCGTCGACATCGGTCAGCACCGATCCGAAGATCGCCCGGATCACATCACGGTTCCAGTCGCCCGCCGCTTCCGCCATCGAGGGCGTGCCCGGCACGTCCGGCAGCCGCAACTTGTCGAAGATCATGACGGCCCGCGCCGCGGCTTCGTCGTCAAGCTCAAGTTCCGGCATCGGAGTTGCACCGGCCTGAAGCCGTTCGAACCAGTCCGGACAGGCAAGCGCCGTCATCTCAGTTCAGCTTTTCCGCGTTGAGCGTATCGGCCCAGCTTCCTGTCGGCTCGTGTGCGGCGGCCCGCAGCTGATCTTTCTTGCCCAGCGGCTCCGGCTTTTTCGGGGTTGCCGGCTTGGTCTTCAGGTCCGCCATGTCGATACGCTCGAGAACCTTGGTGATGGCCGGGCCATTGCCCTGGCGCATCTTGTGCATCAGCACGTCGATCGCCATGCCCTCGATGATGTCCCGGCCGTGCTCAAGCTCACGGGAAAAATTCTTGCGCAACGTCTTCTCGTCACACCCGATTGCCGCGGCAATCCGCTTCTGGCTCCAGCCCATCGCTATGCGCGCCGCCACAAACTCCTTGTTTTCCTTGGTTGTCTTGAACGATGGCCGCCCCCACCGGTCACGCACCTGCGTCAACGGCGCACCGAACAGATCCAGCTCCTGCTCTCCATCTCCCGCCTGCGCTGAATTTTGCTCTACCAAGGAAAAAAATCTCCGAATGTGG